CTGGCTGCAATTCTTGCAGCTCTACTAGCTTCTTTATATGATTGTCTTGCGTGCTCTGATCTGGCTTGTGCTGCCAATGAGTAAGTTGGAAGTGGACTTGAAGGATCACCTATTCCAGGATCAGCCATTTCACCATCTTCAGCATCCATGGCAACATCATCTGCGTCACCTGTGGGTGCAGCATCAACTGGTCCTGTTGCTCTGGCTCTTTGTGCCGCTAATTCTGCTCTTTTCATTCTTGCAATTTCAACATAAGCACCGGGATCTCCACCAGCCAAAGAAACTGAAGTTGGAGTAACCTTTTCATAACCGCGCACACCACTTTTCATCTTATCTTGAATTTCAGCGGCCATTGCTGCTTTCAAAGAACCTTCTCTTGCAGCGTCTAATTGTTTGCCACCCTCTCCATAAATCGGAAGAACATCATCACCTTGCATAGTTCGTGGTGCAGGTGGTTGCATTTGCCCAGAAAGAGCAGCTTGTCTCTGTGGATCTGTAATTCTTCTTGCCTTTTCTTCTTTCAACATTTCAAATCCCTTCTGTTGAGATTGAATGGCAGCTTCATTTAATGAATGGATCCAGCTATAATAACCTTTAATATTCTTCATAAAATTATTTATATTTGACTTTATTTGAAAATAATGTATAATTATTAATATGTTTGAAGGAATACATGGTGCAGGAAAAGGTGATTCTTACCGCTCTGTAAATTATGAGCAATATTGCAAAAATTGGGATGAAATTTTTGGAAAGCCAAAAAAGAAGGCAACCAAGAAAAAACTTGACAAACCCAAGAAAAAGCGTATAATGTAATCATGCCTAATTCAAAACAACGTATCACTGCTCGTACTCACAAAAAGCGCAAGAATAGGATTGCTCGTCAACGTGCCGAGAGTCTTATGAATGCAAAGGTTGGCACTCTTCGTAAGCTTGACGAGATTGGCCAACTTCCTAAGTCTGTCAAGCTTTCAAGGTTGCCAAATGGCTAAAACTGAAACTGTTATGACGTTTGAAGAAGTTCGCAAGAAGTATGGCCAGATTGAATGCTTCTTTACTTACTTCGATGGAGAAAAGTGTTCTTTTGATTTTTATGGAACGGATGCTAATGGAAACGAAGTTCGTCTATCCGTTGGTGGTTGTCCTGCTTGGATCAAGCATCTTGCATTCGGTCCCAATGATGGTATAAATATTTCTGACGCGGTAGAGCGTCATGTTCGATACATTTCTGTTACAGATAACCGTAGCAAAGTTTTGTATGAACAAATTTTTGATGTTTAAAGGAAAACATGAATAACTCAGATTTTAACGATTTTATGAATTGGCAAAATGGTGATGAAGAGCCACCGAAGAACTTTTTCTACTATGGTCCTTGGAATGAAAAATTTAGGGAAATGTGGAACAAGATGCATCAAAATATTGATAAGAATGAATATGCAGAACAGATGAAAGACTATATGAATATTGATGATATCATGAAGGATGTCATGAATAATTCTATGAAAAAGAATAAAGAGAATTCAAAGCCAAGTAAAAATCGTACAAAGAAGACAATCTTTAATCAAGACGATTATCTGAAACTTATTGAGATTCGCGGTTATCTTGCTATTACTGAGCAATATGCCCACGTAAAGGCTTTGGATAAGCTTCTCAATGAGATTATCATCATTCCAAAGGAGTCAAGATGACTGAATACACTCCAGGATCTGCTTACACTCAGGGATATCAGTCCAGAATGAATGGTGGATCTAAACCATCAAATGTTACAATGAATGAAAGTGATGTGTATTGGCAAGAATGGCTTGCTGGTTGGGATGATGCCCATCAAAAAATTTTGAGTGAAGCCAGAGCAAATGCTGGGTGCTCTAAACCCAAGTGTTGTAAAAATTTTATTCAAGATTGATAAAGGCCCCGTTTGGGGCCTTTTTTAATCTCTATGTGGTTTAGTCAATTCTTCAAAATAATCATGGAATTCTGTTCCAAGTAAATTTTTTGTAGATTCATATTCTTCAGAATTGATAGAAACTGGTTTTATATTTTTATCTAGACGCGTAGGATCTAAAACTCTATGAACTACTCTTGCACTTAATCTTCTATAATTTGGGTGTGGTATGGCCAATCCCTTTGCCCTGCTTCTTCTTTGTTGTCCTGTTGGACTTAATCTGATTTTTCTTTCTGTAGTTTCTCCAACAGCATTTGGGCCCGCCATATAAAATCTACCATTACCAGATTTTATCATAAACAAATTATCTGGTGTAAAATTATTTGTTTCTTCGTTTGCATTGTCTGCGTAATGTTGATCTATTTGTTTTTTTATAGTGGTAGATATATCTGGTATTGTTTTATCAATTCTCACTTCACTGGATGATTCGTCATCAAGTATATAATCTGCCTTACCTAAAATTTTTAATAATTTCTCTTTTCCAATTTCTTTCCCCACATAAGCATCTCCCCTACTAATATCTTTTACATCTACTGGTTTAAAATTAATAGAACCATCATCAGCAACATGTATAAAATGGCTATCAGTAGATGAAGATGATGCAGAATTTAAAATGGTCGGATGACTAAAATCTATATATTTTTTTAATTGTTCTTTATTAGATTTTATAGTATTATAATTTTTGATGTGATTGATTAGACGAGCTTCATATTCACTTTTTCTAGATAATTTTTTTTCATTTTTGTGTAGATTCATCAGTTCCGTAATGTGTTGCATAAACTGTTGGTGATCGTCATCATGTGTTCTGGGATTTACCTTTTTTTTGGTTTCAGTTAAAAAACCAATTTGAGTATCGTCTGCAATATTAAAGTTTTCTTTTAAAATGTCCAAATGCGGTATATTATATTCTTCAATAAAATCTTTACCGGGATACTTAATCCAAAATAATTGGTGTTCACCTGTTTGGGGAATCTTCGTCCTTACGGCCATTTTTGCATTTTTATTTCTCTGTTGAAACCTTTTTAAATAATTTTTGGTTTCACTGTCTGCAACATGTTTCCATGCTTTTGCTGATTTAAAAGATTCAAATTCCTCTGGGCACACATCAAAAACTTCACATGAATCCATATACTTTGGATTTTTTCTTCGCATCATTGGAACACCGAGAGGCGGATCAAAACCCATTACCCCACCTTGGCTTGTCACTTGGCCAGGTACACCAATGGCTCCTGCACCACCACCGGTTCCCATGTCTTCCAATAATTCAATATAACTAAGTTTTCCATCTGTCTGTGCGGTGACATACCCTTCGATTAATAAATTAACTTGTTCTGCATCCAGATCCCAATCGGCAGCTTCTTCTGAAAAAAGTTGAAGCGTAGACAAATAGGAGCCTAGTTTTGCCTTAGTCATATTGTAAGGCAATAGTTCAAATATTTTTTTTAATTTTATGACCAAATATTCAAACGGTTCTATGCTGCTCTCAGGTTTAATGAGATTTCCATTTTCATCTATAACACCACCCCTATATGCATTTAAGGATGTGTATGGATCGCTTATGGCTTGGGCGAATTTATAGAAATAGAACGGTGGAATATATGAGGATCCTGAAAGCATCAAAAATATTTAGTTTTCTGTTTGTGACAATTTACGATCTACACGGGGATCTGTATTAATTTGATCGTATAAAGCCTCTGGAATTTTTAAAATTTTAAATTCAAGATGAACCAAAAAAGACTTCAAATATGAATGAAGTCTTGATTCAAGTCTGAAAAATAAAATTCTAGCCGCGTTTTCGTCGCCAAATACATTTTTTAAAATTATTAAGTGATTTATTATCAATCTTTCACGGATTGACTTTAAAGTTTTATGTTTATGAATTTTTTGAAGCAATCTTTTAACATATTTGATTCTCTTCATGTCATCCATAAACTCTTCGCGCCCAGAGCATTCTGGATTAAAATAATATCTCTGACAGAATTCTGTAAAATTTTCTTCTGTCAGAGATACGAGTTTTGGTTTCATTAATTCAGTGTCGGCAACCACAGTCAGAACTCATCTCATCAGAATTGTATGAAGATGTTTCTGTTGGAACAATCATCATATTCACCTTACGAAGGCCAGTTGGCAATCTTTGTACATTAACAATAAGCTTAAGAGAATGGCCTAATTTTTCTTTAATTCCATCCCCTTGTTTGAAGCCCTTTTTATTTACATCGTCATATGGATTTTGACCGTACACGCCTAGTTGCGTGCTACCATATTGAACCAATTCGTATGAATTTTCACCATCTTGAACTTTACCGCTGCAACTAAAGTCTAAACCAAAATGATTTAACTTTTGCTTTACGACTCCGGTTAGACCATCTGGATCGATATAATCTCTGGCAGAAAAACCATGTAACATAGCATTAATTGCATCAATTGAACGTGGGAGATTAAGGTTGAATGTTCCCTTATCCGTAAGAGCTGATGGGGAAAGATTGTTTTTTGGATCACCAATATACAATCCACCGCCTTCTGTATGCTCAGGAGCATTTTCTACGATTTGTTGGATGTTTGAAAGTAATTCTTTGAATTTCATGGTCTTCTTTCTATTTATGTCTGTAAAATTTTAGTTTTTTCTATGTTTCATTAAACCGTAAAGATCAGGATTGTATTTTTTACTATTCAGTTTATTCAAGGCTTCTGCTGCAATATCCTCAGAAAGTTTTTTCCACTTTCCACCTTTGCTCTTATAGCATTTTGCAGCCCAAGCATTGGCATATGCCGAGTTTCCTGTAATTGTAATAAATCCATTTTGAATCATAACCCAAGTATTATTCTCTGTTTCTGGGCACCAAACATCTTCCGGTTCGACTTCTTTCATAATTAAATTTTGAGTATTATGTGTAAACTTATTACGAATTATAGAAGCTGCTTGCATTTCTGGATATTTGTTCGCAAACGTAACATGGTAGCCATTCAAAAATGCAGCCAATATGGTTGCATAAAAATGATCTTCATTTTTTTGACTAAATCCAAAAGAATGGCGATTCAAAATTTTAGTGCTTATACCGTTATCATGCCCGTCATAAACAATTGCACTAGCTAAAAATACTTCACGTTGATCTTTAGACATTGCAAGTACTTTTTCCACCCAAGAATCTTTTTTAGACCAATTTTCTAAAATTAAAGTACTTTCATTTTTTAACACACTAGAAACTACAATTTGCATGTGTTTATTAATATCTTTTGTTTCAATTAAATTTGTATATTGATAATTTTCACCACTTTTCACTACCCATTTGTGGTTGGGTGTGCATTTAACTTGAAACCCTGTTGCTTTACCAATTTGAACTAGAGGAGCATTTTCAAAATTATGAATGTTTAAAACGGGCTTCCACTCCAACTCTTCTTTTTGGATATTATATGTTAAAATTTCTTGCCCAATTTTTAATTGATCTTTAGATATTGGACCTTCTTTTGTTATGGCTAGCGAATCTAGAGGAACGCATGGATATACATCAAATTTTTTCTTTGCTTGAGCAATACAAGAACTCCACTTTGCTGGATTTTTTGGTTTGTTTTTGCCTTCTTGAATACACTCAATGTCTTCTTTTAACATTGCACTAACAGGTTTCGAGCTCCATGTTTTACAGGCCCAGTATCTGGCTTTCCAACGTGGTCCGGGTGTATCGCAATTATGACGGGCTCTAAAGTTTTTTCTGCGAGCCGGATCGTCTCTTTTAATTTCCATATTTGGATCGCCAAAGTTTACTTTGACAACGTTTCCTTTATCATTCTTTACGTATACTTTGTATTTCTTTACATCTCCGCGCATTATTTTATTGAGTTTAACTTTCTTTTTATCATCCTCATATATTTCAATTTTATCGTCAAACTCATTGTATTCCATATTTTCTGTAGTATCTACGAATCCCATTACGGTTTCAGGATCAAACGATTCTACTAATTCGCAGCCACTCTCATCTTCAAAAGTTACTTGGATTGTATTTTCTAATATTTCAATAAAATTTACATTAAAAAGTTTTCCAGATTCCGATATGATAATATCGCATGGAAGAAGTTCATTTGCCTCAATAGAAGAAAATTCCATTGGAATAATATGTTCTGTTCCTTCTACCAAGAAGTAATCAAATGATTCTTTTACGTCACTTATTCCTGTATCTACGAATACTGGTTTCTTTCCCTTTCCTTTAACATCACCTTTTTTTCCTCTACCAGCTTTTTTTTGGGCTACACGCTTTCTTCTTACAAATGATGCAATTTTTTCTTTCCCCAATGATTTGGCTTTTTGTTTGCTTAAGCAGGCTGAATAAGCTTCACCTTCTTTTGCGTCACCACATTTACCAACTCGTTCACCTTTAGTATTGTAACGGTCCCAACCGGGACCTCCCCCTGCAGATTCTTTGTTAAACCATTTACCAAGTCCAGAATCGGAAAATACTTTTTCAATTATCAGTTTGGCTTTTTTAGAAATCATTTCCAATCCTTGTTTTGCTTTTCACCTTTTTTGTGACCATTGTCGGACCTGTTTGAAGATCTATTTCGGATGCGTAGATTATTTATACCATTCGACCCACCGGATCTTAGTGGCTTTTTATGATCAATGTCTTTTCCATCGCCCTTTTTCACAACTCCCTTTTTTTCAAGTTGTTCTCTGGCTTTTGTTCTGGCTGCTCTTTCTTTTCTTTGCTTTGGTTTACCATGATAATTGCGGTATTCCATTTTATAGTCTCTTTTATATTCCTCAACAACATCTTCTTCATTCAAAAGATTTACCAGCCAATTTAATCTAAATGGTTCATTTTGAACCCGTTCCATTACATTTTGGTATATGAATTTTAATTCATCTGGCCTCACTTCATTTTCAAGAAGAACTTGAGAACCCATTTCAAAGAAAGATTGTTCTGCTTGATTTAAAAGATGAACTTTGGCTAGTGTTTTTAGCACAAAGTTATTACTGAAAGCCTCCAAAAGGAGATCGTTTACAATGACTGCTACAGACTCATTCATTGCAAGAGACACTTTTTGACCTCTTTCTACTGGAATTTTTACAGTTTTCTTTCCAATTGTCAGATAATTATATTCTACAGAATTTAGATCTTTTGGTTTGAATCCAGGAAGAAGACTTGAATTCATAGAGAATTCAAAATTATTCAAAATATTCTGAACCATTAACTGCACTGGATCAATTGTATCGGCTTTGATAATAAGTTTTTTTATATCGGGCGTTTCTTCTTTTTCTTCAACTACAACACTGAATTTTTTCAGTAATTCGGCTGACTTAGGTTTATAGTCTGAAATATTATCTGTTGATGTCAAAGTTTTTGCAGATTTGATGTCTATATCTGTTTGTTTTGATATTACATCAAAATATTGATCCGAAAGAGGGAAAATGCCATTTGCAGTAATTAAATGGTTAGAAGCAAACTTTGGATCTACTTTCCCGTCACCGCGCAATACAGTTTTAAGAACTTGATTGGCAATCAAAGAACGTAAAGAGCTATCTTTGCCCTTTAATAAGTTTTTACTCAAACTTTGCCATTCTTTTTGGTAATTTTCAAGAGATGCTTGTGGATTTAACGTATTGTTGTCGGTAATAATTGGACCAAGATCTCTTCCCTCCGCATCTTGAATTCGCGTTTGCTTAAATTTATTAAGTAGGGTTTCATTTCCCAAAATTGCACTAACTGCTTCTGATGGAAGAAGCTCAGAGCTAAATCTACTTTTAATATCTGCTCCGGATTGAAAAATATCAGCTAGATTTTTATCTGATTGAATTACTTGAGGATTTTTTAAAAGATTCACAAGAGCATTTGCGACATAACCTTTAAATGCTTTATTAGTTTGATTGAATTCTGTTGTTGATAAGCTCATTTCTCCTCCAGCAGAAACTTTAAATCTATAGTTTCCACAGGAAAGATCACTCATACCGTCATCGTTGATTGGCGAACCACCGCTTTCAACGTTTGAAAGCATATTCTGAATGCATTGCTCACCTAGTTGTGAAAGAACTTTTTTGGCTGTATAAAATGCACCCCGAGTAAAATCCATGCCAGCTGGATTCATTATGCTCATTGTTTGCATTTCTTGATCGCTTGCGCCCATTTTCATTTTTGCTAAGAAAATCAAAGCATTCAAAACCTGTTGATTGAATGGTGCATTTGATACTGGATTGAGCGAAAATTTATTGCTCAATGATTCATAACTCATTTCATCAAACACCTTATCTGGTGTTGCTTTACGAGTAGTTGCAAAATATTCTTGTCGAAGTTCTGGGGGAATCTGGGCCAATTGCTCTGGACCCATTTGGGAGAGAGTTTGAAAAATTTCTTCTTTAGAAAGCCGTTTTGCTTTTTCTGGAGCTTTCTTTTCTTCTGGTTCTTCTTCTCCCTTTTCTTTTCTTTCCTTTTCCTCTTCCGGTTTTTCCTTCTTTACTTCTTTTTCTTCGGGCTCTTTAGCTTTTATGTCACCAAATAATAAAACTGAGGCTCTGGTCTGTTCAAAATTTGGTTCACCTGTTATTTGTTGAGCGTCAGATAAAGATAAAGTATCTTTGCTAATTTTTGTATGAGTATCAGAATTGAAAGAATCTTTAAAAATTAATTGAACTTTGCCATCCTTGGTTTTGACGGCAATAACTTCTTTAATCAATTCTTGTTTTGGTTTCTTGTCGCGTGGAACCTGTCTAGAACGCTCTACACGCTTTCTGGCAGCATCTTTACTTCTTGCATCGGTGCTAGATCCTTTGGCCCTCTCTTTTTTTACAGCCTCCCCAGATCTTGGTAACCCTTCTTTGGCGGTTCTATCTTCGTATAATTTATTTAAAAGTGATTTAAAGTTCATCTCCAATTATTTAGGCTCTGAAGAAGCCTTATATTTTTCAATTGGATTGTATAACTTTAAATTTTTGTATGTTTTTGCTTTACCTTTAGCTAATTTTCTCAAATTAGCATAATCTAAATTATTTTGTTTTGCGAATTCTGCTATACTGGCTACATTCATAACTTCCCCGGTTTTTATATCCTCGAAAATTGCACCCATCGTTATTGCAATTTTTTGTTTCTTGGGCTCCTTCGCTTTTTCAAATGAACCTGTATTTTCTTTTATTGCTCTGATCTCTACCGCAGTCCAACCTTTATATGTTTTTCTTTTTCCGTTTAACAGTTCACAAATTTTTACGGGAGTCAATCCATGTTTTTGCCCAAATTCAGTCATACTTTCAAAAAATACTTTTTCTTGTGTATCGACTTTTTTAAGCCAATACCCATTTTTTTCTTTTACTGGTGTGTTCCATTTCCAAAATTTACCATCTGGAACAAAAAATCCGCCATGTTCTTGAATAAAAGCTGCTCTATTCTTTGCTGCTTTTGAATTGTCGTTCATTCGGGTCCATAATTTGGAACCCCTGCTATTCACGTTTTCTTCCAAAGTTCTTTCTTCATGGTACTGCATTTGATTCCCTATAGGTTGTAATTAACCCGTGCAAATGTTTTACATAATGGAGTGGTTTGCCCTGAAATACTTGTTTCAAACCATCTTCACAAGCAATAAGAATTGCAAAATTGTCAACAATTATTCCTGTTCTTTCTTGGAACATTAGAGCATAGGCAGTTGCCTGTGCAAAATAATTATCAATGTCTTTTTCTCTTTTTTCTTTTGTGCTTGCTTTAAAATCTATCACAGAAAGCTTTCCATCATATTCAGCTATACAATCAGTTCTTCCAGCTAGCTGTAAAGTTTTAGACCAAAGAGGACTTTCAATCGAAATAATATTGTCTATTTTATCTAATTCTGGTTTTAAAATTGAAAATAAAGCTTTATTCCCAGAGTGAAGATTTTCATAATCTAAATCTTCATTATTTAAATATTTTTCAATTAAAGAATGGAACTTAGTTCCTCTGGAAGTTACTCTTTTGCTTTCCTCTGGATTTTTTTGTCTCCATTCAGCAAAAAATTTCTGTTTTTCAAAACCTACTACAGTTGTTACACTTGGAAAAACTCCACCCGGAGTTTCATAGAATCTTTTTCCATCTATGGTAACTTCTTTCAATGAAGATTCTAATACAATAGGTTTATGAGTAAATTTTTTTACATAAGATATAGACATAATAACTCACAATAATAGCACAAATTATCTCAGACGCAAATATCTAGAATATTTTCCAAGAGCTTCTTGAGCTAAATCAACATCACCGGCTAATTTAAAACCTTGGTTTTGCATTGTTGCTGATCCAACTTCTTCTGAACCAAATGGTAACACTGGTCCGGGTACTTTTGGAGGTTTTTCTGTTGTGCTTTTTCTACCACCACCACCCCCACCACCACCACCACCGCCGCCACCTTTTCCAGTTATATTTTGAATTATTCTAGACGTATTTATAATTGGAGCAATGACCGGGGCTGTTATATCTGATGTATCAGAAACATTATTTTTTATTTCTTTTTGTTCTTTATCGTTTTTTGTTTCTTTATATGAATCTTCAACATCAGTTACAGTAGTTACAGTTGGTACACCAACTTCTATCGCTGATTTACCACCAGCTTTAACGGTTTCTGGCGTGCTTGTTTTAGTAGCCAGGTTTGTTTTTATTGCTTTTGCTGCTGCTTCTATCTCTGATAATTTAACACCACCTTCACCTTTTTCTGCAGATCTTGCTACTCTCGAAACAATTGGTTCCACTTTTGCTTGAGCCAAAACATCTGCAACTGTTACTATACCGGGCACAGTCAAAGAAGTTGCCAATACTTTTCCAGCACTTGGTTTTGCTGTTTTTTGTCCCAATTGCATGGGAACGCTAGGAATTTCTAATTTTTCTGGTGTAACATCAACATCTGATGCTTTTATTTCTCCAGAAGTTTTTGCTTCAGCGGGTACTTCTGATTTTCTTTTTTCAAGTTCGATAGATTTCAATATTTTCTTCACATAAGCCAATCGATCAGCAACTGGACTTAAACTTATTGGTTTTTCGGCACCCGTTAATTGAATTTCCGGTGCTTTACCTGGACCATATGGGCTTGGCAATTCCTTTGCGATTTTATATGCCGCAGCCCTTCCAGTAATTTCATCTCCAACTTTAAATTGCTGTTCTGGAACTCTTAATTCTGCTGGTTGTGCTTCTTTGGGGGCAGTTACTTCTCCTGTTTGTAATGCTGCTCTACTCCTTGTACCGAAAGGAGCACCTGCAGCACCTTTAACGGAAGCACCGCCCAAACCAAAACCAACACCACCATAAGCAAGTGAAGGAATTAATTCTGCAACAGTTCTTTCCCAAGATGTTGCTGATTCACCTCTAGCTGCAGCTTCTTTTTCAGCTTGAATTCCTTTGCCAGTTTCATAGCCCATGTACCCAAGCAATCCAACGTCAACCAAACTTGGTGCTTTTGATATTGCGGATGGAACCAATCCTTTTCCGAATCCTGCAGCCAAAGCTTTAGCGCCCAAACCAATTGCCGCTCTTCCAGCACCAATTGGTAAACCCATTGAAATTGCAGCTTTTATTTTTTCTGGATCTGTTGCTGCATTAACTGCTAATGTTTTAATTTTTTCTAACGAACTTGCCTCTTTAAATCCTTTATGGGCAGGGGTTATCAATTTAACTTCTTTTCCTTCAGATTCCAATCTTTTTAAATCTTCATCACTTAAAGAAGTTTGATGTTCTAATGTTTGCCCCTTTCCCTTTACAATATAAAGAGGTTTTTCTATTGCGCCAGTTAATTTCACATAATCTTCTTTATCTATTGAATCTGCTAACGAAGGATTTGCCAAAACAACTTGTTTTATAGCTTGCAATCTAGTTGTTTCTGTGTCTGGAACTTTTCCTGTTATTCTTTTTTCAAAAGCTTCTTGTTCTTTTATTGCTTTTTCCAGAGCTTCATCATATGCTCTTTTTGATTCATTTTCTTTTTGTTCTTTTTCAGATGGCTCGATACCGGCCATAACTTTCCAATCACGTTCTCCGGGTTGAACTGTTTTTAATCTTTCAGCTCTTTCTTCTAAAATAGAATTAACAAGCGGATGCAATTTACGAACTTTTGAATTCATTTCTATTCCTTATTTTTTACCTAAAACTGAATTTATTGCTTGACTTAGTGATGAAGCTCCAATTCTAGCTGGCTGTACGGTTGGTTTTGTTCTATTTGCCTCACGAAGTTTTTCTTCTTCCATCCAAGCATCAGAAATTCCACGCATGGCAAACGGATCTTTTGGATCCCTTGGATTTTTAAATCTCATAAGACCCTTTTCATCAAAAAACATGTCTGTGTTTTGATATTTTTCTCTCCATCGTTTAATAAAACTTTTTGGAATAGAAGCAGTCCAAGGAATACCAGGCCCAACCATTTTATTTGGATCTGTTACTGTTTCAAAAGTTTCATCATATTCGCGTTTTGATTGATCTAATCTACGATCAAGTTCTCCTTCTTTTGCTGCGTTTTGGGCATTAATATCTCTATAGGTTCTGTTAAAATCTACAACTGTTTGGTCGGAAGCTCTTGCTGTGGGCGATACTCTAAAATCTGATCTATTACTAGCTGCACGAACTAGCATAGCTGAATCTTCACGATTTGTTGCATCATATTCGCGGCCAGTTTGTCGTTTAAAGTCACCATAAGTCATTTTGGTGCCCTGAATAAGTTGCCCCTCTCTTTCTTTCAAACGTCTGGCTTGCATCTGTTGATTGTATTGTGCGTCAGCTGCTTTCTTTTCTTCAGTTTCTCTACCAATAGCCGTTTGAGTGAGTCCGACCAATTCTTCTTGACCTCTTCCAATAGTTCTTTGCATCATACCTTGTGCGGCAGCTTTTCTTTTTGCCGCATCATCGGGACCAGGTTTACCGGAAGCCATTGCTTCCATATCAATCTGTTCTTGGGTTCTTCCAGTATCATCGGTGCCAGCAGTTGGTTCCATTGCTAGCGGTGATACCTTTGCTTTGGCTTCCAACTTTCCTTGTATTTTTCCTTCAAGACCTCTTGTGGCTACTTTTCCTTGTGTCATTGATTTCATCAATGAAAGTTCGCCAGCTTCTTTTGACGTTAGTTCTTCTGGTTTTTTCCCAGAAAGTTCTGCAATCCGTGAAGCCATATATTCTGCCTGTTCATCTTCTTTTTGTGCGGCAGTTTTTTGTGGAGCCGCAGCTTGTTTTGCTTTTACAGCTTCTTTTGCTGCAGCAAGTCTTTCATTTTCTTCAGCATTTCTTTGTCTTGTTCTTTCGCGGCTTGCTTGTCTTTCTTGTCGTATTCTAGTTATTTCTTCTTCACTTTGTGTATATTCATTTAAATTTTTAATACCAAACAAGCTTGGTTTTACCGTGGATATTTCTTTATCGATACTTTCGATATTTGTGATATGACTTTGATACTTTGTTTTTGTTGTGTTTTGATTTTTTTCAACAATATTTTTAATAGAATTCAATAGTGGATCATCTTTTTGAGAAAAATTAAAAGACTGTGAACTATTGATAAAATTCTTGACTTTTGATAAAAATTGTCTATCTTGTTTATTATCCATGGCTGTAAAATATTTAGATTTTCATAAATACTTAAAAGGTATGAAGAAACAGGTACTCCTGTTAAACCAAGACAATACCCCCTTAAATATTATCACTATTTCTAAAGCTTTTAAGCTTTTATCCAAAGATAAAGTTTGGATAGACGAAAATAGCTCTGATTATTATGAGGTAGTTTCAGTATCAAAAATTGTAAAAATTCCTAAAGTTTTGATACTGAAATATTATGTTAAATTACCTTATAAAAGAGTAACCCCAAACAGAATGAACATTCTTCGTAGAGACAACTATTGTTGTCAATATTGTGGTATGGATCTATGTCCAAAATCTGCAACTTTAGATCATGTAATTCCTCGTTGTCGTGGAGGTGGGTCTACTTGGGTCAATCTTGTTGCTGCTTGCAAAGACTGTAATCTATTTAAAGGAAACAGGACTCCAAAAGAAGCAAAAATGGAATTAAAAAATAAACCAAAAGAACCTTCTTATGGTTTCATCTTTGACCACATGCTAATTAGTTTTAGAAAGAAAGATAATGCCTAATTATTCATTTGAATGTGAATCCTGCAATCATCAATTCGAACTTTTTTTAAAAATGAGTGAATGCGATAATCCTTTGAAAGAAAAGTGTCCTTGTTGTGGAAAAAAGAAAATTGTAAAAAATTGGAGCCAACAAAGAAATTCTATTGGAATGGATATGACTTTGACTCCTTCCAAAGTTAATGGAAGCGCTTGGAAAGAAGTAATTGATAAAATTAAAGGAAGTGGCCACGTTCCTAAGAGATACCATGACCGCTTAGACAATTCAGGTAGTCACGCTGGAAGAATTGTCCGTTAATTTTTACTGTCAACCAAATATTTCAAAATATAGTAACTGTCCACTATATCTGTTATAGGATTAGATAAAGTTTTTTGGTTGAAAGTTAATAATAAATTTGTACCAGTCTCTTTGGAGAAGGACTCGTACATTAGGGCTTTATCAGCGTTACCTTTGCCTGTGGCGTGTTTCTTTGACTTGGATGGCTCAACGACCGTCAGAGGAACCCCGGCCTTATAGAGCTTATGCTTGAATATACCCATGTTCTCGGCCAGATGGAATACCCGGCCCTGTGAGCCATACGAATAGCCTTCTATGGCTACATCAGAAGCCCCAATACACAAATTTATGGCCCAATCCGATATACTGTCAAATCTATCAACATCGGCTAGATATTCCTGAAAACTTTCACCCGTGATGTTTGGTAAAATTTTGTCTGCGTATTTTTTAGTATTTGTCAGATAATAAAAAAAGCAGTTATCAAATGTAAATGGTTTTCTCTCGTCATACAGACAGAGACAAGGGCATGTTATCGAATAATCTACACCTATTAACATGTGGAACATAGATATTTATTCTTCGTACCAAGGCCAGTCACAGAACCTTTCTTTCATAATATTATCTATCCACGGATAATAATGGCAAACTTTCATTGCCCCGTTGTCTATTACATTCCCAGAAGATGGATCTACACCGAAGAATGATATGATTCCTGCCAATTTTCCAGAATCTTCAAAAATTCCACCACCAGAATCACCGTAGTAAACCGAGCCATTGAGTGCAAGCATTCTCATTACTTGACCGTTATCTTCAATTAGAGAACCGTAATAACGCATGACGCCCTTCTCGCTGACCTTTTTGTAGCCAAGGCTCCACCCAACAGTAATAAGTTCCTCCCCCGGAATCAGATCCCATGTTATTTTTGAAAGTTCTGCTGGAGGTTCATAGCAATCTTCTTCCAGAATACAAAGAACAATATCATTCATTGGATAACCTGGAACATATGGACTTGCTTTATGCACTTTACCTATTCTTAAAAATTGTCCTCCATGAGTCCAAAAATATTTTGGAGGATCGTCGGACAATGCAAAACAATGCTGTGCACACAGTATTGCATTTCTGTGAATAAGAACTGCAGACCCAATTACATCACCCGCTTGTGTAACTATAGCACCTACACAGGAGTAGCGGTCATCCTCAGCTAGTCCGATGGAATCGTACTTCGAAGAATCCAATAAGAATGCGGGGACTTCCGCTACTCCTTGTGTTTTTTCCTGTTCAGATTCAACTTGTTTTGGAGGAGACGATAGCGAATTGCAAGCAGTGCTTGTCGCCATCACGACTGCGAGGATTAATGCCCTCAGCAACATGGCAAAAATATTTA